GGCCGCCCAATTCCTGCTTAGCGGCCAGCTTATAGGCTTCGAGCTGCGACAGCCGGTGAACCCAGAATAGGGGTAGCGTCTCAATGCCTACGTCCCAGTCGGTGAGCCCAATCGGCCAGCCCGTACCTAAGAGGATATTGGCAAGCAATGCTTGTATCGTCTGGTCTTCCCGTAGAACCTGAATCTTGGTAGACCGCGCCAGTTTGGCGAAGCCATCTTCAGCGATCAGGTTCACAATGGGCGCATCAGTGGGTGTCCGCCCCTGTTCAATGGCCGCAAGGAAGCCCCTGAACACTGGATAGGTGATAGCGTTATGCACAGCCTCTACTTTCAGGTGTCGCCCCGGCAGCAGGCTACCGTAGAGGGCACCGCCAGTATTGAACGGTGAGTAGAGCCCGCTCTGGTTATCAAGCTGGATACTACAGGAGCCCGCTGCGAAGTCATCCGTAACGCTCGTCCGTCCCCGGCTCGCCGACACGCTAAGCACGTTAGCGCTCACATCCTCATTCGCGTCGGCGAAGTCAACGTCATTGTTCCAATCGACATAGACCTTCCAGGTAATCGGCAGAACGCTCACGTTGCACCTACGAGACCGGGTAGGCCGGCGCCCCGAAGGTGATCCTGAAGCTGACGGACCATGCCAGGCATGATCCGCCGTACACTTTCACCGTCCAGGGCACTGATGTTAAAGATGACGGTCATTCCCATTCCCGCACCCCCAGCACTGTTCAGCGCACCCCCAGCACCATTCAGCGGGACGATTGCCTCTGGCCCGCGTTCGCCCAACAAGGCCAGCGTGGGGCTACGCACGATGCCGCCTTGGGCAAGAAGAGCAACCTTCGGGATATCGGGGAAATCGAAGCCGCCAAATTTAATGTCTGGAGCCATAGGAATCTTGATCGTGAAACCCGGGATGCTGAGGGCATTGAACTTTCCGATGAAGCTGTTGATCTGCCCGATCACGGCATTCAGGCCAGCCCTGAATGCCGCCTCTAGCGCACCAGGCAAGCCGCTGAGCGCAGTTGTGATGCGCCCCGGTAGCCCCGCGAAGAAGCTCACGATATCGTCGATGCGGTCCGAGACGAACTGCTTGGCATCGGACATGGCGCCGACGATGGTGTTATAGATGCTGTTTGGCCCCAGCTTCCAGAGATCGGCCACAATGCCCACCACCAACTGAAGCTGGTTCCAGATCAGCGTCTTGATCAGTTCCAGGTGAATCTCAATCAGCGCCCGGATGCCCTCCCAGATATGGCCGACCAGCGCCTTGACCCCTTCCCAGGCCTCGGACCAGTCACCGTGGATCAGCGCGGTCACGATCTTGATCACGTCCCGCACGATGTTGATCGCCGTCTCGACCTCCACCTTTATGCTGTCCCAAGCCGCCGTCAGGATGGCCCGCACATTGTCGAATGTCGTCTGGAATATCTCGCCGATGATGGGCAGCTCCTCGATCTTGGTGATCACCGAGTCGATGGCGGCCGGGATGGTGACCTCGAACAATTCCCTAATCTCATCCCAGTTCGCCAACAGCAAAGTGCCTGCCGTAACTATGGCCAGGATCGCCGCCGGGATAGGAAACAGCGCCACAAGAAGGATGCCCAGCACTACGGCTACGGCGGCGAGCGCCTCCGGGTGCTCCTTGAAGAACTTAGCTATCGGCGGCAGCGTCTGTTGCAGTTGCTCGAATGCATCCCTGAGCTGAGGAATTACCTTGCTCTTGACGAAGGGCGTGACAGCATCGACAACGCCTTTGATAGCCTTCTCCGCCGCGTCAAAGGCGCCCGGCAGTTTGTCAGCAAGGAATTGGGCCACGGCTTGTAGCACTGGCATCAACTTCAGGCCGAGCTCAATCAGGATCGCTTCAATAGAGCCCTTCAGAGCCTCCATCGAGCCCGCGAAGTTGTCCATGCGCTGCTTCGCTATGGCGGCGGCGTCGCTCTCCCGCATGGTCTTGTCCATCGCCGCGAACTCTTCCCCCGTCAGCTTTGCAATCCCCGCCGCCGCCCGCATAGCATCGGAGCCGAAGATCGTCTCCAGCGCCTGCGCCTTCTGCTGCTCCGTCAAATCCTTCGTCGCGTCGTGCAGAAGGGCGGTGATCTCCGTCATCGATTTGAGGCTTCCTGCGGCGTCGAAAAAGCGGTTACTCCCTTCGGCGGTAATCAGGCCGAGTTGTGTCATTACGCCTATCGCCTTGTCCGTCGTCGGCGTCAGCGCGTTCAGGAATTGCTTAAAGGAAGTACCAGCATCCGAGCCGCTGCTGAAGGACGGAGCGATAGCGGCAATAGCCGTGGCAAAGTCCCCGAATTCCACACCCGCCGATGCCGCCGCGCCACCACCCATCGCCACGGCCATCGACATGTCCTCTACGCCGAACCGCGAGACGTTGGCGGCACCGGCCAGCCGGTTCACGACATCCGTCAGGTCGGAGGTCTTCAGCCCCCAGACGGCCATCGAAGTAGCGGCCGTGTCGGCCGCAGTCTTGAGGTTTGTACCGCCCGCCTCCGCCAGGGCTACTGCCGCCGATGCCGCGCCGCCGAAAATGTCCTTAGCACTGAGACCGCTGGCGGCCAGAATCTCCATTGCATCCGCCGCCTCCGAAGCCGATAGGCTGGTCTCTTTACCGATGCGCAGAGCCTCATCAGTCAGGCTCTTCATGTCAGCCTCAGTGGCGCCGGCGACGGCACCCACGGCGTCCATCGCCTTTTCAAAGTCGGCCGCCGACTTGATGGCCGAGAAACCGATACCGGCGATGGCTGCTCCACCCGCCAGAGCGCCGACTTTCAGCACCCCACCGAGAGCGCCGCCAAGACCACCAGCCTTACCCTGTAGCTGATCTAGTTTGCCGCTGGCGTCATCGTCAGCCTTGATATGGATAACTATGTCGTTGGCCAATTCACACTACCCTCGACTGCTGCGCCAGCAAGATTAGCATCCATTCCTCTTCGGTTGGAGCCTGGATTAGCTCCGGTCCGCTTTCGCCTGACAGACGCGACAGGAAGCGCACCGCCGTCTGAAAGAGCACAGCGCTCGATAATAGTTCCGATAGCGTGATCGCCCCCCGGAACATATAGGCCACGGCGATCACGTCTTCGAGCGTGCGGTCTCCGTCAGTTGTGCCGTCAACCTGCCTGCTAAAAAAGAGAGCATCTTGATGGTGGCTGCGGTCGTCAGCAGTTCCTTAGCCGGCCCAGGCGGGGGCGGTGTGGCCCCAGCCAGCACCTCATCGGCCAACGCCCACATCTCCTCCTCGCTGACGCCGAGATCAGCAAGGTCGATGCTATCCTTTGTCATATCGCCGAGCTTACCGAATGCCTTCGCCAGACGCGCCAACGAAGTGACCGATAGGTCTCCGCTGATTGAGCATTCGTAATCGCCGATGCGAAGGGTAACCCGTGCGACGAGCTCCGACAGGTCGAGCATGACGCGCCCGTTCTCCTTGGTCATGCTGCGCCGCCTATGTCCACGCCGGGACAGTCCCGCTCTGAAGGCTGGCCGAGATCGCCCGTGTTAGCTCGCCCGACTGAGCCCTAGTCAGCGCCGCCGAGGAGATGAGCACTTCATTGGCCAGTGTCTGAGCGGAGTGAACAATCGTCACCGTCCGGGCAGTGGCCAGGCTCTTGAAGACATCGTGCTCGGCGTTAGCCGCGTCGTTGAAGACGGTCGTGCCGCTGATAGTGAAGTCAGCTAGCAGGCTCAGCCGCTCCATCGCCGACTTATCAAGCCCCGTTATATCCTGTAGGGCACGGGGCGTATCGAAGTTGAACTGAGTGAAGTCGTTCACCAGAGCCCTCACCGTCCCCGCGCTGTCATCCCAGGAGAAGGTTGTGACCCCCAGCCCTGATTCCTTGGCCATGTCGTTCCCTACCTTTCTAGCGGCGTTCCAGCAACCGCTCTACCGCGTACATCTCGTCATTCATGCACTCGTTGAACTCACGCCCGCTTTGAAAGCGGCGGGTGCCTTGCGTCGTCACATGCGTCAACACCTCCGGCTTATCGAGCTTAATGCGATGGCGTCCTGCCTGTCCCTCAAAACACTCCTGACCCGCAGGGAACTCAAACACGCTCAGACCCTCCGGGTCTGTCGCCTCCTTAAAATAGGCGCCGCTCTTGTAGCGTATCCATTCCGCCGCGGCCCTGTGTGCCTCAAGCGATTCGTCCAGGATCGTCCTAAAACCTAGGGCATAACGCGGGCAATCAACCTCGCGGCATGTCGCCCGTCTCCAATGGGTCGGCAGGGGGGCGGCCACATCGAAGCGCTGGCGGCCTGGACGCACCATCATGCCTCCGTGTTCGCCAAGGCATAGCGCTTGGCGACGACTGCGAACTGAGCGCTGCTGAAGGTGCCTGTCGTTACAGCACGTAGATAGCGCTCTACAGTTTGAGTGAGTACCGTCTGGATACGTTCATCAGCGGGCGCCGCTGAGACGGCCGCGAACGCCCCGCCCGTCACAGCAGCAAACGGGTCAGCGCCCCCGTTATCGCTCGATTCCTGAATCGTAACGGTGACGGATGTCCCCGCGAAGGCAAAGACGTTCAGATACGCGACAAGGCCGAACGTTGTGGAGCCCGTCCCGAAGTCTACCCCCGCACCATTAGTAGCACCTGTATCCGTCCGCTTGCCTGCCGTCAACGATAGGCCCCAATTAAACTGGTCCCCATCGTTGTGGATAGCAGACTGAATGCCCAGGCTCCCGTCCGCGCCACGAGCCCAGCTATAGCCGATCTGCTTGCCTGTGATCCCCGCTGCCGTGACGGCAATCGTCGCCGACTTCATTAGGATCACCTCGCGGTTAGTCGTCGGCAGGTCCCGCAGGGCGATATGCTCCTGTCCTGCGGCGTCATTGAAGAAACCCGTGAACGTCAAGACAGCAGTTTGGACGCCGTGTATCCGCTCCTCCGCGCTCTTGTCGATGCCAGTGACGACAAGGAGCGCCCGCTCATTGCCGACGCCGCCGAGCTGCCCGATATCGTTGGACAGATCGTAGCCGCCGACGTACAACTGCCAGCCGAGGCCGTTACTCTTCGCCATCGGTCACCTCCGCCTCCGGCGATGGCGGACCCGCCTTACTTACCTTCTCACAGATGCCCCGTTGCAACGCCCGCTCAACGTTCATATGCCCCGGCGCTTCAAAGATTTCCCCCACCGGCCAATCGAACCACTGCTCATACTGCGGCGATTCCGAGTCCGGCGACTTCCGCAGACTCATATCCACGAGCGCTTTCAGTTTCATACCCACCTCCCTTATGCAACGAAGGCCGCGCTGTCATCCACTATCAGCGGCAGAGTGATATCCGCTAGGCGGTACATCATGCCACTTATGGTCTGGTAGCCGAAGCGCGTCACGACTGCCGTGGCGTCGATGTTCCGCACAGTACCTCCCAGACTAAAGTCACCGCAAAGGTCTTCCATAATATCCCCCACGATGGTATCCAGATCGAACTCAATCTCCTCCACTGGCTCTCGCATGGCGTTGATGTATACCCGAATCGAGACCTCGCGGCGTTCGATGGTTCTGTTCAACGTCGTCGCCGGTATTGAGTAAGCAGCCAGCATGACGGCACCATGAGTGTTTCCCGGCGCATCCTTCGGCTCCCCGATGCTCGTGCTGGCGAAGTGGCCGCTGGCAGCCAGATAGCCCTGGAGGAGTTGGAGGACTGGCTTTAGCCGCACAACCATTTACCAGTGCCTCCCCCGCCGGCGTGAGAAGAAGGGACTGGCCCGCACGATCTCCCGCTCCGCCCACTGGAAGCCGATAGC